CGTTGGGATCAGGATCTCCCAGCTCCGATCCGATACGGTTTGAGCCTCTTCAACCCAGACGATATTGCATCCCTCAAAACTTTTAATAGACTCAGCGGTTGTGTTGGCAAGGCCCGCAAACAGGAACTGTGACCCGTTCTTAGCCCGGATCTCGGTCTGGAGCACCTCGAAGTAGGCTCCCAGCCCAAGGGACTCGATCTGGTCGGACAGCAGCCGGTGAACCGAATCCTTGATGGACTTCTGGATCTCACGGGTGCACAATATTCGCACCTTGGACCTCATAGCCAGGACCAGGAGTGCCCTAGCTACCCCCCAGGACTTCCCAGAGCCGCGCCCGCCGTGGATGATCTTGTAGCGCTTAGGCTGGAACAGAAAGTCCAGCTTCTCCGGGAAGTCCGCTTCAATCCTTGCCATCGGGCCGCTTGAAGTTGATGGTGATTGCCAGAGGGCCGCCCTCGGGGTTAGCCAGCGTTGCGTTGATCTCAGACGGGAGCACCTTGCCGATGAGTGCCAGGAACGGTCCGGGGTTGTTCTCTGCCTGCTCTCGGAGGTAGGTCTGCCCGCCTGCATCGTCCAGAGCACCAAGGATCATATCCTTCAAGGCCTTGGACACCTTGTTTGGGGTTCCCGGCGCTCTACCACCCAACTTTGGCTGTCCTTTGGGCCGTGCCATACTATACCTTTCTACTATGGTATTCCACCGTGCGCCGTGGAGCGTCACTCATGCTCACCACCCTCCGGGACACGAAGCCCGCTTATGCCATACAGCGCAAGGTTTAAGGCGTGTCTTTCCGGCGAATCTGTGATGAGGACGGCAGGGACCAGTGGGCAGTGGACGGAATGGCTCCCATCCGACCGGACGGTGTAGAGATCGCGGGCTAGGGCTTCATCGTGTTCACTCATAGACCACCTTGACCGGCTCGCATGGGACAGCCCGGTATTCCTTCTTGGCCCCGCATCCGTCGCATTGCTTGTGGCTGTGGGTCTGCTTGGTTCTGCCGCAGTAGTGGCACTTGAGCGTCTGGGCGGTTGGGCAGCCTAGGACGCTGAAGCCATACAGCATCTCGAGCCGGACTCTAGAGGCTGAGTTTAACTGCGCTTGGTTAGCCTGCCATTGTGACATCACTCCCATTGCCTCATATGGTGCGCCCATCACTTGACCTCTCGAATCTTGATTCCATGCACCCAGAGTAATAGCTTGCGTTTCACAATATAAAGTGGAGTCTTCATACCCTTCACATCCTCGCAGACGGGGTTCCCCGCCTTATCATTGTAAGTGAAATCCGAAAAATAGCACACATTCCGCTCCCCAGGCTGGGCCGGGATGAGTTCATACCTCACCTGTTCCTTGAGGTTGCTGATCTCCCCAGCCCGTTCCAGCATCTTGAGTTCTGCAGATCTGGCAGCTTCCCGCTTGGATGCGTATCCGTTGGTCCGCTTGGCCCCGTATTTATTCAAGGCATCTCCCCGGTTGTAAATACGATCCCCTGCTGCGCACCGATAGCATAGGCCAATTCGATAACCTGGGCCATCTCCTGGACGCTCATCTTGTGCGTTTGCTCTCCCAGGACCACGAATCCACCATCAACGCCGGGGACTGCCCTTTGCCGCTTCAGCCCTGCGGTGATGACGGTCTTCCATTCCTCCCGAGTGAGCATCTCCCCATGCCAAGGCTTGGTGGTTAGCTCTGCCAATACAGCCCACATGAGGGCGTTCTGGCGGCTCGTTCGCTTCCCGCCTGGCCGGATCTCCACCAGAGACCCATCGGGGGCCTCCTGGACCGCCCTAAGGCAGTTCGCACGGGCAGGGTGCGGCGCGGGGGCGAGGGTGAATGTGATCCGCTCGCTCATCGGACGCTTGGGAAGGTGATCCCCAGTTCTTCCGCCATCCTCGCCATTACGTCATCCGTCATACGGACCAAGGGTGACTTGTCGGCAGCAGCCTCCTCGAGCATCCGGTCAAGCTTACCCTCGTAATACAAGGCGCTCTTAATGGCTTCCCGAATGAAAGCCGTCCTGGATTCCTCCCCCCGGGCCGCGTCGATCTCGGCAAGCATGGACTCGGGAAGCCGGATGTTGGCAGGCATCAGGGGGTCGGGGTTATAGTGCCGGTTGCTGTTGACCTTTTCGCTCATTTCACCACCTTCAAATAGCCTTCCTGGAGTAGCCAAAGGATCGAATCAAACGCTGCGTCTAGGAACATCACGTCCTTTTCGTGCCTGGTGAGGGTGCCCATTCGACCGTCTAGTATCCCGTGGCACTCCCGGCAGAGATAGGCCGGGAGGTCATGGGCCTTGATGCCGGTGCCCTTGCCGTGCCGCAGGCTGTTGGAGTGGCAGGCAACAATGTCCCCACGGTTGACCTTCCCGCAGTGCATACAGTGGGGAGCGTTTTGAGCGTGGGACAGGATTGTGGTGTTGCGGAAGTTTGCCATGTCACAGCCTCTTCAATCCGCCAGCTTTGGGTTTAGGGGTGAACGTGTCGCTTTGCTTCGCGGTGTAGTATGTTTCCTTTGTTTTGGTGTAATTGTTCGAGCGACCAAGCTGCTTTTCGTTCTCCCCATACTCACAGGCAGGATGCCCGCATGTCCGGCGCCTTCCATCGGCCATCCCAGGGTCAATGATGGGCGGGTCGGGATCGACATACCCATCTTGGAATTTCCGGTTCTGGCACTGGTATCCGTAGAAAATCACCCCGCATCCAGGGCATACAACGGCAAGATTCCGCGCCCAAGGCTCATCCCTAACCATCTCGATAGTCTCATCGGGGTGGGCGTTCCTGGCGACCCTGGCATCAATGAACGCGGTTTGGCTGATCTGGTGGCCTGTTTTCATCTCACCCTCCAAAATAGGACAAAACGGCATCTTTCCAAGGGTTCTTCTCACCTTCGCACGATGAGAAGAAATTTGCGATGCACGGGACGTTGGGTATCTCGCTTCCGTCCCTGCGCCCCTCGGCAACACGCCCCTTCACAAAGTCCAGGGCTGCGCTGGCGAGGTCCTCAGCGGTGAGCCGCGTTCCGTCTCCCTTGAGGACGGGGCTATGGGTCAGGATCTCCTGGAATCGCTCCAGGAACAGCGCCCGATTGATGCGCCTGGGGGATGTGGACTTGGTGGAGAAGTTCCATCCGTCCTTTGGCCAGGCAGTCCATACCGCCTCAGCGAAGCCCATGACCTCATCCTGGATGCCAAGGGCTGCAATTCCGTAGTTCCTTCCCTTGGGCTTCTTCACCCGAACCGCCTTAGCCGAGGGTTTACCCTCGCATTCTGACTCTGTCTCTTCCTCTCCCTTTGTCTCTGTCTCTGTCTCTGTCTCTGGTGCATCACTCCGATACTCTGGTGATATCACCGCGATATCATCATTTATCAGCCAGTGGCCCAGCCTGATAAGTGCGCGTTCTAGGTCGTTTACCGAAACTCTGAGCCGAAATGCGAGTTTTCTAGAGCACGGCAATGTGCCCTCTCTGGTCTCATCCTCACTTGCGATCAACCAGAGTCCGATTAGTGTTTTGCCGTCATCTCCTGGCAGGTCGTGCCAATCGGGATCATCAAGCAGATCCCGATATAGTTTGATCCATGGGGGAGTGCGGTCTTTGAAGTGCTGGAGCTTTGACCAGTTCTTGATGCGAATACTCATGTTCTGTTCCCCCTCGAACAGTTGCATGACCGGCAGACCCACCTCAAGTTGGATTCGTCGTTTGTCCCGCCCAAACTCACCGGTATTATATGGTCAACACTTCCTGCCCTGGGCTCGTTATCGAATGGGGTATCGTAGGATGACCGATAAAATCGAGTTGGGCTGTTGCAGATTTGGCACACTCCCCCGTATTTATCGAAAATAGACATGCGTAGGCTCTGGTTCATATGCTTGCGCTTGGGTCGTAGTGAAGACTCTTCGGGTGTTTGCATATAGGTTCTCAAAAGTCCTGCCACCCTAACCCTAGTAGTAGCCCGTTAGGGTAGGGTTAGGCTGTGGCAGGGGTGAAATGAAAACTCAAGTGCTGGCTACTACACCGGCACACCAATTATACAGTTTCTCCGTGGGTCCGCAACCCCAGTTATTTGGAATGAGCCCCATTGCGCCCCTCCATACGGATGACTTCCGTTAGCATTTCCTGTTTGCAGGCCAGGAGCGCCCTCACAGCACGCACTAGATACTCCATGTGTGGGTTGGCCTTGTGCAGGTCAATGGCCAGTTTGAGGGCCACCTGGACCTCACCAAGCTCCCTTTGTTTGCGGCGGTATGCCAGAACATCTTGCGCCATCATGGCTCCTTCAGATTGTGGGTTCCGCGGGCTCCGCGGCGAGTGCTGCCTTCTTCTCTTTTTTGATTTCCAGGTATTTACCATAGGCTTCCGACTTGGGCTGAGTCAACCCGAGCCCCTTACACCACCAGTCATTCCGCAGAAGAGCCTTGCACAGCCTGCGGTAGCTTGGGGCCCAGTGCGCGTTCTCCAGGACCACTGGGGCTTCATCGGGGATGCCATCGGTATAGCCTCGGGACATCCACCCCTTAAGAAACGGCTTGAAGCGCCCCAAATAGTGCTGCCTAGTCTTTGCGGGGAGCGTCTTGAGCAGCAGGAAACAGAAGCTCTTCCAGGTGTGATTGGCGGGCTTGCTGATCTTGTTATACCCGTTGATGTTCCCATGCTCATGGATATACAAGCTACCAGAGTTGACACCGTTCACCCTCACAATGAGCTTATACCATGTCTCGGGTTCGAGAATATGGTAAAGCCATAACCCTTTTTTTTGGTCATCTCCAAACGGCTGGCATAGGCGCTGTTGGCTAGGCTTAACCCCAGCTTGGTGCATGAGGTCATAGACCTTGTTGTGGTCGCGTGTTTTGTTCTGCGCATGGTAGATCCAGATATCGCGGGTCCTCCAGTCATAGATTGGATAAATATTGTAGAGTCCATCATCAATCTTGGTGGTGAACCTATTCCCGCCATGCGTTTCCTTTTTGAAGGTGCAGATGGTGCGGAACCGGTTCAGACTTTCATCCGCTCGGATGCCTACAAATGCCGCGGCGTCCTTGTCTCCCGCATACCATTGCCCGAACAGAACCACGAATTCCTCAAACTCCATGCCAGGCTGGAAAAACGGGAAGAATGAGCAGTCCGTGATTACGCCATCATGGACCGGGAACGGCCTAACCCACTGATCCTTGGCATCTGGGCCCCAACACATCCAACGGGGCTCGAAATTGCTCACCGCGTTGCGCAGAGACATTGGAAGGCACACCCAAAATATCTCGATATTGTCCTTGTATTCATCAAGCATTGTATGGATGTGTTCAATAGTGTTTCGGTATTGGGCCTCAAGGTCAACAATGAGAATCCCGACCGTCCGCCCCCTCTGCCGAGCCTCATCCATAACGGGATGGAACATCACGGAACTGTCTTTGCCACCGCTGAACGATACAAATAGGCGCTCGAAATTGTCAAAAGCATACGAAATACGTCGTCTTGATGCCTCGATAACGCTTATTCCCATGCCTCGCTTAGTTTTGGTCATGGTCACCTCATCCCTGCTTTTTGTTCTTCCCGTAGCCGGTGATCGTCTGCTTGGCCCTTGCTGTAGTATTCCTGTTCAAATAGGAATTCAATAGGATATGGTTTGCTGCGGCACCCACAAGCGTATGCCTCAGCCTTCCTCTTTTTGAATTCACTGACCTTGAGCCCTTTTGTCTTGCCGCATGTTGTGGGGTATTTTTGCATCTTGGCTCCTAATATAAATTGGCTTGAGTTTTGGACTTCACGGTTTCAAGCGTATGCTCGGATTCACCACGGGATACCAGCCACCGATTGAGTGCGTCCAAAGCGCACTGATCGGCGTTTAGCTGTTGGTCCTCGGTGAGTAGGCGATACCCACCCCTAAACTTGGCGGGGATGCGATACTTGCAGGCCAGCGCCGCCTGTCCGAGCCACGCAATGCGATTCATATTCTCATTGCTGAGGTAGTGTTCGCACGAGTTCGGCCAGGTAGCTAGGACCACATCCAAGACCCGCGTGAACTCGGGGATGTCCTCCAGGAGGATGCGGTAAAGGTTCTCGGCTTCGCTTGTGGTCATAGCCCCCGGAGGCTTCATGTCGTAAAACCCGCTCGGGTAGCACTCCCATTTGTCCCAGGTGTGATAGATGCGGTCCATGGCTACTCCAGCTCGTCCAGGTCGATCTGGGCATCATCAACATCGTCAACGAAGAGTTCAGCCTCCCACGCCTCGGAAAAGTCATCATCGGCGAAGACTTCAGCCAGCCCGGATATCTGGCACAGCCGGAGGACTTCATCCTCATCCATGCCTAATTCTTTGGAAATTTTCACATCGGACCAGTTCCGTTTCTTCAACTCAATAACGATGTCGGACATGGACTGGACGCCATGCTTGCCTCTTGCCCGATTATGTCGGATTGTTGACGCGATCCGATCATTGCGGTCTTCCCGATCTGAACGGATCACGGCCAGCGGTAAGTATCCGTGGATGCGCTCCCGGACCACATCCGATTCCTTGCCTACCCGATGGCGGTGAAACCCATCGATAACCACATACCCTTCATCCACCTTCCAAGACACGATGGGTTGGGTGTAGCCATCCTCCTGGATCGAATGCTCCAGTAGCCTCATCTCAGGCGGGGCCACCGTGTTCGGGTTGTAGTCATTGGCCCGAACGTCCTCATGTTTCACCCACAGGACACAGTCCACAGGTTCCATGTTGAACGGGCTAATTTCGTGGAGGATCGACCGGGCCTCATTCAGCCAGGGGACCAAAACGGAAGGATCGGCGGAACGCATTTGCCCCGCCGCGGCTCTGATCGAGTCGAGCGGGGAAAGAGTGTCTCCGTCGTGGTTGAAAGAGAAAAGGGATGGTTCTATCCAGGCCATCATGGCTCCGTAAAAGGGCCTGCCGTCCTCAACCCTGGTAGAACCCCTTTCGGGCAGGATCAAGCAGACGGCAGGGGTGAATTGGTTTATGTTCTGATCGGGTTCTACACCGACATTTGAAGGTTAGGCCCCGAATGAGCCCATGTCAACGCCCATTTTTTCGTTCGCGGAGAGCAGCCACGCCTTGGCCTGAATCAGCCCCGCCACCGCCTTTTCAAGGTCGCCCTGGACAGATTGGGGCATGTCCTTATGGATGTCCGCTACGGTCACGGCCAGGCTTGAAACTTCACACGCATACCCTTTGAAGGTCATAGGATCATCCACATCAAAAACATCGTGAAGAGGCTGATTGCCGCCATAACGCCAAGGCCGACGGTGACGCATCCGACAAGGCCCACTTCGGTAGGCTCGTCGGGGTAGCCGTCTTCGTGCGGGGGCAGCTTGGGCTTCGGCGGGATCAACTCGATTAGGTCTGGGGTTGGCATGGTTCACCTTTCTGTGCCTCAGCCACGGCTAGCCGGGCGATGCGGAGATGCCCCTTGGCCAGGGATGCCATTGGGCTGTAATCGGTCATCAGGACGGCCTCCGCCGCGTTGATGGCGGCAGCGGCGCGGTCAAGGGCGGTCATTTGATTTTACCTTCGGACTTGAGATAGGCTAGGCGCGCTTGCGCCTCAGCCTTGAGAAATACAAACGCGCGAATTCTGCGCTCTGAATCATATGACCCATTGTTCGGGAATTCGTCAACATTGCTATCTTCAATACCCTCGCTATCCCAATCCTCGATAGATTTTACAAGGCATCCCATGCGGAGAGTTATTGACCCACTGGCCATAATAATAGCTATGGCATTATATTTGTATAGTGAGGGATAGGACAGAATTGCTGCCACATCCGCCCCGGAGAGGTTCGCCCCGGAGAGGTTCGCCCCGGTGAGGTCCGCCCCGGAGAGGTTCGCCCCGGAGAGGTTCGCCCCGGAGAGGTTCGCCCCGGTGAGGTCCGCCCCGG